TCGGCGGGGCCTACGCCTACGACGCCCTCGGATGAGGTTGCCTCTTGGTACGTGTCCATTCCTATTCGGCTGCTTGTACAGAGGTGGCAGGGTCGTGCGAACATCCTGCTGGTACACCTCCGCAGCACGGAAGAATGGTTCACGCAGACTCTCTGGGCTTGGGGCTTCCTTGAGCCTTCCGATAAAGGACTCGACCTCGGGAAATCCGTTGAGAGAAACTACATCTGGCATACTCTATTCATCCACAAAGCGAGCTGTGACCTGCACCGTTCTGTCAAGCATAGGCTGTAGCAGTACGATGCGATAGAGTGCACCATTGAAGCGAAGCCACCCAGAGGAAGATAGACGCTTATCAGCACGAACCACGAACACCACAGCCGAGGTATCGACAACCTCACGGGCCTGCAAGCCGTCTTTATCGTAGGTCGGGCGAAGCGTTCGGAGGTAGGCACGAGAGCGGAAACTCTCTACCAGCTCCTCCTTTACCGCACCCGACACACTCTGCGTCTTTACAGCCTCGAGGAACACCAGTCGGTGTGTGAATGCTCCTGCGTTCATCGCTCTAATCGGTATCTGCCTATGAGTGAGCCAAGCGAAAAAGCAAGCTCCGTCACGCGTCCCACACGATACCCCTCTCGGTCAGCGTAGAAGCGTGCGACTATCATTCGGAGAGCGTGCCGAAGCGCTGGAGGCAAGTCGCCTGATGCCTGCTCCACCTCGACCAGTGGTCTGCAGAGAAGCCCAGAGAGATAGTCCTCGGCAGTATCAATAAGCTCGATAATGAAGTCGTCATCCTCTTCGTGGTCTACGTTCAGATGCTTCTTTGCTTCCTCGAGAGAGATATATGTGGGCATAGCTTACTTACGCTTCAGGCAGGCGAACGCTTCTGCACGGAGCACCGTGAGAGAGTAGTCACCATTGAGAGTGAAGTCGATGCGGTCCGTGATGCCGTTATACTGAGCATAGAGGTGGTCGCCACTGCCGTGATGGGCAAGGACGGCATAAGACAGCACACCGAAGAGAATGGCGTCCTCGGGCATGAACGTAGTAGACACTACGGGATAGCCGTTCATGTGACCATTCTCAAGGATCATCTGCGGATTACCCTTTTCTACTGGCGTAGACTTGAGCAGGCAGTAGGTCTTGGGATGCACGAAGTAAGCGGCACTGCCGTCTACCTTGACATTCTTGCCGAGAACCTCTGCCTCGATAGTTACTACGTCCTTAATGGTGGGTGCTGTCGTGCTGTTCCACGCACCAGTGATAGGTGTGCCGTACGGAGTAGCGAGGATACTCCCGATACCATTGTTGGGAGCAACTGGCGCAGTCTTAGCGAACAGAGCCGTGTTGATAGCCGTACCGACAGCCTGCCCAAGTCGCTCGAGCGTGATAGCTCGGAGGTTGAGATTGGTTGCCGTGATGGCCTGCGAAGTTACGGGCACATACACACCGACACGCTCGGGCTTAGCGGAAATCTTGTCGAGGCTGAGATTCTGGTCGGTGAGAGCGACATTCTCCCCTGCGATGGTTGCCGTAACGCCTGCAAGCACTGGCCATACGGGCTGGCCTACGACACCCGACTGCATTTTGAGACCTACCTTGGTATGGATAAGCTCTGCCTCGAGTGGCTGTACGACATCTTGGATAACCGTAGGCTGTGCGTTCGCTACGTTCGTGGTCATCGTAGCGGCACGCTCCTCGATAGTTACAGCCTGATGCGAGTTCACTGCACGTGTGGCTGCATCAAGGAAGCGCTTAGCGGCTTCCACCTGCTCGCCAGCCGTGTCGGGCTCGAGTGCCTTGGAAGCGGCTGCGTTGATGCTTCGCTCCTGCAGGTCTTCGCTAACTCGGACAAGCTCGCGCTCTTCATCTTCGGTCAGCGCACCAGCGTGGCGCTTACCCTGCAGCTCCTTGAATCGCACGTGCAATTCGTGCAGCTGTTCTTGTTCCTTTGTCATAGTTAATTGGTTAAAGGGTTAAGGTTGGACTTGGTTATTTCAGCCCAGCGAAGAGCGCGCTCTGCCAATGGCGTGCGAGCAACTGGCTCGGGAGCTCCCTCGGGGGTCGTTTCTTCTTGTACTGGTGCGGTAGCTGGCTCTACGGTTGGCTCGGGGAGTCCTCGTTCCTCATTGAGAGCCCTCATAGAGCGCTCCGCTGATGCTGTTGTTGCAGGATATGCAGGCGTGCTCACCACAGACACATCCCCCAGGTAGGAGATATGATCGATATGGCGAAGCCACGTACCGTCGCTGAGTTCCTCCCATCGGGTATCACCCTTTACTACACCGAAGAGGAAGGATGAACCTCTCAGATCACCTCTGCGGAGAAGCTCCAGCGTGTCGTTACCTAACTGCGTATTTGGAGCTTCAAATCGATACTCCAGACCACGATCTGTGATGGTGAGTTGCAGACTTCCGACTCCCTTGGTACTTCGTGCGAGCAGGTTTGACCTGTTATGCTCGTAAAGAGCAAGAACATCTGAGGAACTCAGCAGCTCTTCCGTCACAGCACCCTTATGAATGATCTCACGGAAAGCTCGCTCATCCCACCAGTCGTATAAGACCTCACTCTCTTCCTCGTACACGATGGCAAGCCCATTGATAGCTCTACCTTCATCACTTTGAAGTGACGGTACAGCAAGTGGGCTTAGGCTACTTCTGATCTCGTGTATTTTATTTTCAGTCATATCCGTATAGGCTTTATATAACGTAGTTATAAGGCGTATTTTGACACCACTTTTCGCTATTCCCCTGTGCTTTTGGTGGGTTCTCCATCTGGGTGCAACTCCTCAATACTCGGACGAGAGGTAATCGGAGCTACATTGCACGTGATAAACAGCTGGTCGCCACCCTCAATAGGTTCTCTATTCTCGAAGATGCGCCCCTCATTGGGCGTCATCACGCCTGCCTCCACGCTGCTCTTCACGTACTCTGCACGTGTGCGCAGGTCGGTAGCGAATAGTCGGGAGAGGTCAAAACGGATGCGCTCGGATGACCGCCTTGATCTTGGCAGTAGCTTCACAGAGAACTCTTGTTCAATCTGCAGGATAAGGGGCTGGAGCGTTTGGTTGAGGAAGTTAATCTGCGAGTTCTCCGCCTCCTTGTAGTTTGTGCTTTGATCAGCGAACACCATATAGGGATGCACACCGAAGAAGCGACATATATCCAGAACGGAGTACTTGCGCACCTCGAGTAGCTCCGCATCGGAGTTGCTCATCGAGGACTCTATGAACTGCATAGACCCTGACAAGCGGATGATTCTACGCCCCTGCGCAATCTCGCTGTTCACTCGGTCTGCCACTCGGTCTGCCACTTCTGTGTCGAGAGCACCAAGCCCCTGCAGTTCATTCCCACCCACAAGGAAACCGCTCTTTTGGTTGCCAGAGAGCAGTCCGTTATTCGTCTGTTTGTCTGCATTCGCACTAAGCGAGAGCGACAGAGAGGCGTACCTGATGGTAGAAACTCCGGTATAGCCACCATCGAGGCTATTATTCTTGAGGTGGATGATCTCGTCCGCAGTGAACACACCATTGATATTCCACACGTAGTCCGAGACGCTGTACGTATTGCTATTCTTGTCGTAGGATACCGAGCCGTCTCCGAGAAGAATTATATCCAGCAGCTCACCGCGAGAGGAGAATCGAGGGTATATATAGGCGTTCCCCGAGAGGAGTAGGCGAGATACGATATTCTTGAGCAGCACAAAGAAGTTCTGCCTGCTATTCGCCTGCCCCGCAAATAGTGTGTTGAGCTGAGTGTCCCCTGCATACTTGAAGATGCTCCCCGAGCGCTTTAGGTGCTGTAGCTCGAGCGATGCAATAGTCCCAGAGAGAATATCCACACATCGGTACACGCTGGCAATAGCCATTGCGCTATCAGGCGTAGATACCGAGGGGGCATTGAATTGATTTACGAACTCCTGCACGCTACCACCCGATGCGCACTTATCGCCATCTGCGTAGTAAGACCGCTTGAAGAAGCGAGTAAAAAATTTGGAAATGGTCATTTATACGATAGTTTTGAAGTGGTTGAACAGCCAAAAGCCCATTAGGCACGTGATAGCTCCGTCAATCTTGTCCGAAGCCACAGCCTTGACTGGCTTGCGGTTTTCGAGTCGGTCCTCGTCTATCACAGCGTTGCCAAAGCAGTATGCCGTGATAGGATTAGGGTCAAACGTGATGCTATCCTGCGACAGGGCCAGCTCAAACGACATCACAGCCGTATTGAACGATCCATTGGTTTGCGGGATAGCCTCCAGATTTGCCTTGCCCACCTGCGGAGTAGATCGCAAGAGGTTTGTGAACTCGAGAGCCTTATAGGGGTCGTAGCCTATTTTCAGTGTATAGAGGGGCTGTCGGAGAATAGTATCCACAATGAGAGGGTAGTCGATGCTGTCGCCCTTACAGAGCGTCAGATAGCCGTCATCAGACCACCGCTTGTAAAGCTCTCGGTTTACATGCGTGGCGAGCATACCCTCGGGGAAGAAGTAATGCGTGATAGCGTGGAACGGGCAGACCTTGGTGCGACCCTCGGGGACACGACTTGGTGTATAGACAAGGAACGTAAGCGCACTAAAGTCGTCACGTACGGACAAGTCCACAGCGCACATCGCACGATAGCCACGCAGAGACTCCATAGGTACGTGCATAAATGCCTTTTCAATCGTCTCACGAGGTATCCACATCTCACGCTCGTCTCGGGCAAAGATATTGAGGAGCTTGTTGCGGAACGCCTTCATATCCCCTGCCGTGAGCTGGGCTTTCTGATACTCCGCTTCGTAGTACTCGGGGCGCACCGTTACACCCAAGTGAGGTTGCACCTTGTGCCACGTATTAGGATCTCCCTCCTCGTCATCCACATCTGGCTCAAAAATGTGTGCGAAGATGCTATCATTCTCCACCTCTCCGCGGAGGATAGACTTATAGGCATCCAGCATCTCAGTAAATGGCGTATCGAGCTTGTCGCTGGCGGTTGTGATCACGAACGTAAGGGGATTTCGCCTTGCACCCATTGACGAGGTCAGGACACTCTTTAGCGCATCACTCTCCGCCTGTGCATACTCGTCGATGATCACCAGTGAAGCATTCAGACCATCCAATCGGTCTGCAGCAGACGACAGGCAACGCGCAATAGACATCTTCCCTGGCATTCGGTTGAACACCTGTTCACGGTTGATCTTGAAGCGTCTGAGCTGAGGATCAAGCGCGCGCAGGATCTTGGAGATCACCCCGAAGCACACCTGCGACTGCTGATAGCTATTACTACCTACGTAGCTCTCTGCATTAGCATCCCCATAGAGGAGGTCATACACAGAGAGCGTAGCAATGGAAGTCGTCTTACTAAACTTACGTGGAACGAATAGCAGAACATCACGAACAAGTCGCCTTTCTCCGTCCTCGTGGTAGAACCAAAAGATATTCGTGAACTGGAAGACCTGCACTGGAGTAAGAGCGAAGAATACCATACCCTCGGCAGACGGGAGGCGGATATTTTCGTAGAACGTGATGAAGTGACGCACCTTCTCGTCTCGAAGTACATACTTGTCCACCTTGTGCAGGAAGCGCTCAATAGACAGAAGCTCATACACGTTGTGCAGGCTTGGATGCTTGATGCACTCGCGGATATACCCCGATAGGCGCTTGTCGAGCTTATTGAAGCGCGGGTATGGTATCTTAGCGCTTCGCAGCCGCTCTACGACCGCGCTTTTCAGTGCTGTCGCTTCGCTTTGACTTAGTTGTTTCGTCATATATCTGCTGGAGTATGTGGTTGAGCTTGTCTACCTCGTCACCGCTCGTGAACTTCGCTGTGCGTACGGTCATCTGAAGCTCGGACAGCTGTGCGCGGAGTTCCTTAGACGCTTCGATAAAGATGGACCAGGCAGGATTAGCTCGCTTGCGTGAATCGCCCTCACGGCTGGTCTCTTCGACCACTATGCCATCAGACATCAGCACAGCATAAGACTCCCTGCACACACCAGCCATCTGCGCTGTGGCCGATATTAGCGGCTCAAACGCTGGGGAGTATGCGCCAAGGGCCTTTAGCCCATCTCTTAGGAAGCATGCGGTTTCTTCTTGCGTCATTTTGTAGAGGGCACTACATAAACCCAGCGGAATGGCGCATTTTGACACCACTTTACCCCCAAAACTTTTCAGCCCACGCCAGCACCCCCACGTGACTTTGAGAACTCGCGCAAAGAAAAGGGAGCGAGGGGTGGTATGCAGGGGGCCTTTCCTTCCACAAAAATCGCCTCCCCCTCTTCCTCGGAAAGTGATTTTTCGGTCGTCGAAAAAAAATGCGAGGAGGGCGGAAAAATGTATCTAAAATATTGAGAAATAGCGTTTTAGATTTGGTGGTTTCGATTTTTTGCCCTATCTTTGTAGTACAAAATGAGAGGGAAACGCCTGACAAAGCGATAAATATACCTGTCGCTACAAACAGAATGAGATTGGTGAGAGGATTATTGGCCCAAAATACAATCAAAATCAGCAGGATCATGGCAAGCAATTTACTACGTGGATCCAAGCGATGAATGATGGAATCCCCCGGTATATAACGCCCTAAAATCATACTATCCATTTAGCGACTCCTTAAACTCCTCTATCTTGATTGGCAGTTTTTTAAAAGCTACACCTCTATCTGCCAAACGTTTACAAAAGGCTGTGATTTTAGGCACACCTAACTGTACCTTTTCCATAGAGGCTACATCTTGAAAGACATCACTTGGTTTGCCACTTTTGACCAAACGCCCCTTTTCCATAACATAAACCTGATCAGCATATGCAGCTACATCATCCATCAAATGCGTTACCAGAACGATTGTCATTCCAGAAAGGTGGAGTTTTTTAAACAAGGTCATCAATTCTTTTCTGCCCAGAGGATCTAGCCCTGCTGTCGGCTCATCCAAAACTAAGACAGTTGGCTCCATGGCTAGCATACCTGCTATAGCTACACGTCTCATCTGACCTCCCGAAAGTTCAAAGGGACTGCGCTCAAAGAGTGACTCATCGATGCCTACCAATGCTAACTTTTCACGCGCAATTTTCTTGGTCTCTTCCTCAGAAACTCCAAAATTTTGCGGTCCAAATGCAACATCTTTCAAAACAGTCTCTTCGAAAATCTGATTTTCAGCAAATTGAAAAACTAGACCGACTTGCTTTCGAATCTGTCGAATTTCTTTATTTGTTGATGTAGAGGTAATGACGGTATCGAAAACTCGAACAGAACCCTTACTTGGAACCAATAGGCCATTTAAAAGCTGTAAGATCGTCGATTTCCCACTACCTGTATGTCCTACCAAAGCTGTATAGGAGCCGTCCTCAATCGTCAAGGAAACATCAGTCAAGGCTGACGAAGATAGGGGAGTCCCCTCTTGATAGGTAAAGCTCACATTTTCTAGAGTAATTCCCATAACTTGTCCTCTAGCTCTCCTTCTGTCAAATAGCCATCCGGCAACTGATAGCCTGTCTCCCTCAAAGATTCCCTCAATTGATTCGTAAAGGGATCATCTAAGCCTATCTGGTCAAGGTCATCCCGAGAAAAAAGTTCTCTTGGGCTGCTGGTTGACTCCACTTGGCCTTTTTTCATGACCAAGACACGGTCACTCATCGCAACTTCTTCCAAGTCATGTGTAATGGAGACGACTGTCATCTGGTGGTCTTTTCGAATCTCTTGAACTGTCTGAATCAGTTCTCTGCGCCCCTCAGGATCCAACATACTTGTAGCCTCATCCAGAATCAAAATAGCAGGTCTCAAGGCAACGACTCCTGCAATAGCCACCCGTTGTTTTTGTCCACCAGATAAACGAGCT